GTCTCACGCTAAAACATCTCGTAGACAACCTTGGAGGCCAGTAAGAAAACTTGAAACACCTCCGGCACCAGAAGGGTACGAATATCGTTGGATAAGAGAATCCATGCTGGGGCAAGAGGATAAAGCAAATGTGGCAAGAAGAATCCGAGAAGGTTGGGAGCTCGTAAGAGGTTCTGATTTACCCGATGAATATTCTTACCCAGTTGCAGAAACAGGTAGACATGCTGGTTTAATTTATAGCGAAGGACTATTATTGGCGAAAATACCTTCACAGACTCGAGATGAACGTAATGCTTATTACGAAGAACAAACCCGTCTTAGAACTGAGGCCTTGGACAACAATATGTTTAACGATGCCAGAAAAGATGGAAGATATGTGAAGTATGACTCCAATCGAAAGTCCAATGTTACTTTTGGGAAAAAGTAACAAACATAAATAGGAGTAAATCTTATGGCAAATAAAGATGCCGCTTTTGGTTTAAAGCCTGTTCGTGAAATGGGCGGAGCACCCTACTCTGGAGGTCAATCCAGATATAGAATTGCTAGTGGCGCCACAACTCCAATTTACCAAGGCGACTTGGTAACACAGCTAACAGCTGGAGTTTTAGGACGTCATGCCGCAACTGGTACTGTTCCGATTGTCGGAGTGTTTAACGGAGTTTCATACACCGATCCCACTACAGGCGAACAAGTCTTTAAAAACTATTATCCTGGCAGTATTTCTGCTTCGGATATCATTGCAAGCGTGATTGACGATCCTAATGTTGTCTTTGAAGTACAAGCAGACGATACCTTCCCGGTAGCTGATCTGTTTGGAAACTTTGACATCGTGGATGGTTCTCCCGTTGGCGATACTAAATCTGGAAGATCCAATGCAGAGCTAGATGTAACTACTGGTGCTACGACCGCGACGTTACCGCTCAAATGTATTGACATTTCCCAGGATCCCGATAACGACGACGTAGCGTCAAGCAACACCAATGTTCTATGTGTGATTCAAAACCACATCATGGGGCAGAAAGGTGCTGGTTTAGCATAAGGAGATAAATAATGGCTATTTCAAGAGCACAACTAGCGAAAGAGCTTGAGCCTGGGCTAAATGCACTTTTTGGAATGTCCTACGACTCTTATGACAGAGAATATGAAGATATTTTCGTCACAGAAGATTCAAGTAGAGCATTTGAAGAAGAGGTGTTGATAACAGGATTCGGTTCTGCACCCGTTAAATCTGAGGGTCAAGGAGTTGTCTTCGACAACGCATCTGAAAGTTACAGCGCAAGATATACGCATGATACGATTGCACTTGCATTTGCACTTACAGAAGAGGCGGTAGAGGATAATTTATACGATTCCTTAGGCAAACGATATGTTAAAGCATTGGCCAAATCTATGGCTAATACTAAAGAAACCAAAGGAGCCGACGTGTTGAACAACGCTTTCTCATCCAGTTTTACTGGAGGCGATGGCGTATCACTCATTAACACTGCTCACCCACTTTCCGGTGGAGGAACAGCTGCTAATAGAGCGACAACTATGGCGGATCTCAATGAGGCTTCCTTAGAAGATGCTTTAATTGACATTTCAACCTTTACAGACGACAGAGGATTAACTGTTTCTGTTCAAGCGGAAAAAATGATTATTCCGCCGCAACTCGTTTTTGTTGCAGACAGAATCTTAAACTCTGCGAATAGATCTGGAACAGCTGATAATGACATCAACGCGATTAGAAACACTGGAGTATTACCAGGTGGCTACGCGGTCAATCATTATCTTTCTGATCCGGATGCTTTCTTCCTCCTTACTTCTGTCAATGGAGCGGGCGAAGGTCTAAAAATGTTCCAAAGATCTCCAATGGAGACTTCTATGGAACCAGACTTTTCAACTGGCAACATTAGATATAAGGCTAGAGAAAGATATTCCTTCGGTTTCTCTGATTGGAGAGGAATCTATGGATCTCAAGGTGCATAATTTGAAGTCGTAATACACTTTATTACTCAGTATTACAAAAGAGGGCCCTTACGGGCCCTTTTTTTTGGCCTGTAAATAATTGCAAAATAATGTAAATAAATAATTGCATATAATTGCAAACTCTGGCATATTACAAATATGTTCTTTTTAATTAATAATAAATATAGGGGGATCCCATGGAACGAATGATGTATATAACCTGTAACACTGACAATGAAGTCAATACCTACACCAAGACTGTTAGCAAGGGTGCAAACTTTTACGAAAGATTTGATCCTGTTGCCGAATGGAACGGAATGGCAGAAAGGCTTGGCAAAGATCCAGATGAGGAAACTTTAATCACGTTGGTTGGTATTTACAATGGTGGTGGCGCTTATACTTGGGAGCACATACCGATTGATGAGATCAAGCCTGGTGATCCGTTGAGGTTGTCAAGAGTAACCCACAGACCATCTGTGATGGGCATGACACCAATCAATCCAGATGGTGAAAACCATGAGTGAGCTGCACACCAAAAAAGAAAGGGCCTTTCGGGGCCCTTTTTTACGTCAAAAAAAAGATGAAAATAATGTATATAATTAGTTGCACATAGTTGCAATCTTTAGTATATTAAATATGTGAGACATTTAATTAACAAACCAATAGGAGAAAAAAATGGCTGAAATAAGAAATATCAATGCCGAGATGCTAGGCCGGGCAACAGCTTTTGCTGCCAAGGCCACAGACGTAAGATTCTACTTGCATGGTGTTCATATCGAAAGGAACCCAGCTGGCGGAGTCTACATCATAGCGACAAATGGACACATATTGTGTGTCTATAATGATCCCGATGCTGAACCAAGTGCGGATTTCAAAGAGGTGACATTGAGCCTCAAAAATCCCACCCCAGGTTCACGGGCCAATCACCCATACTTCAATTATTTGAAAAAATCCAGTGAGCGTATTCACATAGTAAAGTCCGATTACAAAATGGGTGGGGATGATGTTTGGCTTGTAAATCGTGAGGAGATCACGGCCTTTGACTGCCACTACCCAGATTGGAGGAGAGTGGTTAATCCCGGTTTGGAGATCACCGAAACAATCGGTTTTGATCCCAGATACTTGGCGATGATTAAAAACTTCATGTTGAAAAGTGAGGGTGGCAAATATATGGGCATCAACCTTGTTGGTGGGACCACCAGGGGAGCAAGCATTTGGGAGTCAGATCACGGGCTTCTCTTGATTATGCCAATGGAGCCAAAAACCAGAGACACAAACGAATTATTAATAATTGATCCAGAGATCGAGGAGGTAGCGTAATGGAATATGTAATTTATAAGTGTAAAGGATATGAACCATTAGGAGGCGAGTGGTATGACTTTTCGGAATTACCGCAAGAACGTAACTACATCAAATTTGGAGTTATGAACAGCGGGACCAAGAGAAAAGCAATCAACAATGCCAAAAGAATAATCGGTGATAAAAAAGCCAAAATCATAGTTAAGGAGGTAGCGTAATGGCTGAAATAAGATTAACAGTTGATGAAATATTTGAATTGACAGAAATGGTAAGTATTAGAATGGAATCAGATAGAGATTTAATACCTTTATATGAAAAACTTGCTAAACATTTACCAAAACCTAAATCCTATACAAGTGCAGATTTAGATTATGAAATTCCTTTATATGAACCAAAAATAATCAAGGAGAAAAGCTAATGGCACTAGAAACTAAAATTAAGTCAATCATTGATCCACTCATAGAAGAAGTCAGAGAAACGTGTTTCGTGGAGGGTGCCAACCCTTCCGATGCTGAGTGCTTTGGTTTGATTATGAGCAAATACATGGTATGGAATTGCGAAAATATTGTTGGAGCAACACTAGATGCTCTTGAAGATTCCAATTACCATAGTCTCAATACGGCTTTTGAAAAGACCTACAACGATTGGGCAAACCATAGGGATGTTGCATAATATGACTGAAATAAACAAAATATTTGTCGATATGGATGGAGTCTTAGCCGACTTTGAAAAAGGTATTGAGCTGCCGATGTTTCTCAACGGCCCGTTTACCAACAAAGACGACTACGACTCCCGGAAGAAAGAATTATCCGATAAAGGATTGTTTGCAGCTTTGCCACCGATGCCCGGCATGGAGCTCCTGGTAAATCATTTGAAGAATACCGGGATCCCTTGGGAGATCCTAACGGCCTCTGGCGCAATCAACAGATCTGTGGTTGTCAAAGACAAGATCACTTGGGTAAACAAATACATACATCCAAAGCCGATAGTCACCTCTACATTAAGAGGCGCAGACAAGGCGGTTTATGCCAGGCCATCTCACGTCCTCATCGATGAT